CACTTGTACAGCTACTTCGTTAGTGCGTGTGACTTTTGACACCGCCGTGGTTTGTTTGATATTCGCTAATGCTGTAAGGTTTTCTAATTGCGACTCGCTATATGCTGTTTCCGACACGCGAATTTCTGTAAATTCTACTTTGCTAGAGCCACTCATTAGTTTGGCCATGAGTGCTTGACCTTTCTTCGTGATAACTACTTTTGAAAATTCTGACATTTAATAATTCCCCCTAATCAATTAATATTTCTTGGATAAATTCCGCAGAGCTGACTGCGTAAGACTCGCCGGAGCTTGTGATAACTACGTCGTTTTGGTCTGTCATCTCGTGAAGTGTTGCATGGATATAGCCAGTACCAGACTGAGCTGTCCCATCTAGTGCTAAATTTGTATGATACTGATCCGTAAATTCGGTAAATGTTACGCTCGCAACAGACCCCCCTGACCCAAATACCCCGCCAGTTGATTCGAAATAACCTTCATATTGATCCGTCACCTCTAATTCAATCGTGCCGGATTTATAGTTTGCTAAGTTTAGATTGGCTTCTAAATCGTAATCCATGTCTATTTTGTAATACAGATGAGCCGGAATGATTTGTTTCAGCAACAGTTCAAATTGGTGCATCAAGCTTTTATTTATCCCACTTAATAGCGTCACTTTGACAATCGACTCATCATTCATAAATTCGACTTTATTGCTGGCTCCTGTAAATTGTTTAACTAGGGTGCTTAGAGAATCAGCACCGACTTTAATCTTAGTGACAAGCAGCATTTGTAAGTAGCGCCTACGCTGTTCTAAGTCACTCGGCGCAGGATTGACCTGTACCGACTCTTCCCAGCGCTTGATATGTATTTCATCCGCATTTTGCAACAAGACAAGTGACCGTTCGTCAATCATGCGTTGGCCAATCAGCCGGAGTTCCGGCTCAATTGACATAAAATAATCTTTCACTTTTGGATCTACGTAATCAAAGCTACTAAGCAGTCTATACTCAATATCAGCTAATATCATTGAGTATCACTCCTTGCAGATAAGCAGGTACGCCGTTGTCAACTATCAAGCTTTCTGCCACTCCGTTTATTTTCACATTGCTGACGCTTCTAACCCCTTGAACCCGGTCAATCACTGTTAATATTTTAAATATCTTAATTTCTGAATCATTAAAGGCTTCTCCGGCTAAGTAGATTTGCAACTCGTTTCGAATTAACTCTTCCACGTTAGTCATCTCAAAGTCGATATCCAATCGGATATCTGCTTCAATTGTTACGGCTACGGCATTGATACTTTCAACTGTTACGATTGCCCCAATCGGTGCCACACCTAACCCATGGCCACGAGGCTCGGGATCAAGGTATTCTTGCAACTGTGCTACCAGCTCAGCACTCGCCTCTGAACCAGTCGCGTCAGTAATTGCCACTTTAACCGTATTAGCGCCGTTCCAGAGCGGTTCAATCTTCACCGAGCCAACACCTTCAAAGTCTCTCGCCCACGCTTCGTATTGCGCAACCGTCCCGAACAAAGAGGGCGCTCTTACTCTAGCAGCGGTTCTTTCTCGCAAGTCGTCATCGCTTTCTTCATCTTCCCCCGCAATGACGACACGTCCTAATACCGCACCACTGAACGTGTCCAGCGGGTCGATGTTTAACAATTCGCCCTGAATCGTGTTACCTTCAGCGCCTAAATCCTCAGACGTTAGAAAATACATTCCTCCACCATTATCTTGCGTCACGATAAAATTGGCGTCTGTGTCAATGATTGAAAATCTTGTGCCAATAGGAATGCTCTCAATAAAAAAAGCTTCTCGTAACGCTGCCGAAGCCGGCATACGGTCCACACCGAATTGAGACGCTAATCGTGTCAATCCCTCGCCATAAGCTGTATCCAAAAATTGAGTGTTGGAATACTCTTCTAGATACATGTACTGTATAGCAATCTCTTGGGCAATTGCTGCGGTTAAGTTGTACAACGCTGACCCTTGACGTAAATCATATTTTTCACGAAAGCGATCCAGCGCATCGCTTAGAATCTCATCAAATTCTTTAGTTTGTATTAAAACCAAAATCTGCCACCTCCTCCATTGCGCCGAAAATGGTGTCTACTGTAAAGGTCAAACGGTATTCATTACCGTCGAACACTTTATCGAAACCGTGGATATCTAATATCCGGTCATCTTCATTTAGCGCTTCTTTTATGCGACGTTCGATTTCCACATCTACAAATTCGGCGTCGTTGCCGTATAAATCTTCTGATTCAATGCCGTAGCTGTGGTCGTAAATCGTACGAGTAAATCGCTCTGTCGTTAACATCCGTCGGATGCTTTGCTTCAAAGCGTTTACGCCGTCAATCTCTCTTAAAATGTCTGTTTCATCCAGTGTCAAGGAAGGAGGATGTTCTTCCGACGCTGAAACGACATCCATGTTTTCACTTTGAACTGCATCTTCAATAGCGGCCCAAGCCTCCAAGCTGAAATCGCGTATTGGTCTTTCTGGAACACTCATCCTGTAACCCTCCTATATCCTGTAATTTGCATTGAGTCCGCCCGCTGATAAATAACACCAAGTGATGGCGTGGCGGCGTGTACTAGTGATTTAGGGCTACTTAAAGTAGGTCCTAAATAAATACCGACGTGACCTGGATACATAATCAAATCGCCACGCTTCAACTCACCTCGACTAATCGTCTTAAATGGTGCTTGGTTGGCATTCATCGTGTAAGTCGTACTCCGGTGGTTAATCTTAAAACCAGCCTCCCGATAGGCATAATAGACCAATCCGCTACAATCGAACGAGTTAGGGCCGACTGCACCTAGTATATAAGGCTTACCTACTTGAGCAATTGCCTTACTAATAGCTGCCTCAATCTTAGACGCTGTTGCATTAGAGATGGCTGGTGTATTCGCACTAGCCCCTGTACCAGCTAGACGATACCAGCGTGTATTTGAACTAGTGTAACCGGCTATCGGCGTGATCACGATTCCATTCTTTGAATATGTACAATGAATAATTCGGTTCGAATCGTAGACCACACCGGTATGTCCGGCCGCTCCAGCAGACCTGCCCGGGGTTCCGGTGACAAATATATCCCCGCGCCGAATTTCATTGCGGTTGATTCGGATCAATCGGTTCCCCTCGTAGCCAAATAGCGTTTCCGTTGTTCCTGGCCAAGTTCCTACCGGAAGAAATCCGGCATGCATCAACGCATAAAAAACAGCACTTGAACAGTCGTAACTGTTTGGTCCTGTCCGATTTGCCATTGAATAAGTAACTTTGCCCAATCTTGCTTCAAACCACTGTAAGATCTTTTCGACGCGTGCGTCTGTTTGATAGTCAGTAGGATTGGCCACTTGGTTAATATTAATCGCCTGCACGTCATCGGTCTGTTTAGACAGATTCGTCTTAACTACCGAATCGCTCGTATTGTACCCGAAAGCTTTGATTACGCCCCACATGATGTTTTTAAATGTCGCTTGGTTATTTTCAAACGGTGGACTGTAAACATTTAAGAATGCTTCGTAACTTGCCAAGCCTTGCTCAACGTAGCGATAGCGAACGTATTTGAACCACTCGCCGATACCTACGTTTTTACTTGGGAATTTAACCCAATACCGATCACCGTAATAGACTTTTGGGTATTGCGGTGCAGTGGCAGCTGTCATACACCCGTAGTTGTGGTCTACTTTACCAGGATGCCCTCGGCCAAAGGTTGTTTCTTTCGCCCAAACACCAAGTGCCGCTCCTACTGATATACCGTAATAATCGGACCAGCGTTTAATGGTTTCGCCTTGCCCAATAAGAGGACTGTCCGAATAATAACTTTTTAAAAAGTTATCAATGTAAGTTCCCGTCACGTGTGGAGGGTCGGCTGAGTTCATTTTAAAACGGTTGATTTCCTCTAAGTTCCAGCCAACTGTTGAGACAGCTGTTGCTCGTGTCGCTTTACTGATGTCAAAAGTTGAAGCTTTCGGCTGTACGAGTCCTCCGCTTGATGGACGGAAAACCTTACCTTTGTATCTTGCATAATAATATTCAGCCCATTCACCTCGTTTAGGTTGCGTTTGATTAGCTGGTCGTTCGAAATTCTTCATAAAAGCTCGAGCTAAATTTGTTGGGCTGTCTGTCGACGTTTTAAAGGCTTGATAAGACATCGGAAATTCATCTGTCATGATCCAATGTCTTAGCGTGTCGCCGTTAACCGAGGTCAGTTGTGCTTTGATGTCAGTTGGGTCCAGATTATTTGCTTTAGCCCAATTGTGAAAGATTGAAGCGGGTGTCCACTGAACTAATCCAAACCCTCGTTGCATATTACCCACGTCTAAATTCTCGTAAATACCGGGGTTATGCGATGATTCGACGTGCGTGTTGCCTAAAAACCCAGCGGCCGCCTGTTCGCTCCACCCATTATCTTTAAGCCACGTCCAGATGAATTGAGCATTCTCTTCCATTTGACTGTCTTTAAGCCAAGCGTTCGAACTTGTGACTGTACCGTAATTACCATATCCGTTAGTAATGCCTAAATTGGCAGAACCATCACTATTTAGTCGACCCAGCTGCGTTGATGTGAATTTAGGTAAGGCATAATAATGACCTCCCGTATCTTGTCGAATTAAGAATATTTTCTGATTAAGTGACTCTGGACCTAGTTGATCCGCCCACGTGATTGTGACCAGCTCTCGGGACAACTCGATATTGTTTTCTAATCTGATTTTGAGCGGATTAATTGAGGTAATCGTTCCCGCAGAGACTTTCGCAAATTGTCTATTATCAATAAAGTTATTGATTAAGTGTTTTAAATTGTCGACATTAACTTTAGACACGTTTAACCTCCTAACCACAACTCAACTTCCATTGTGTGTGAGCTGGCTGTAACTTTATGGTCTACTGATTCCAATAGATACCACCCTTTCACTTTGATTTCTGGTAAGTCTACAAATGCAGACCTGCCCGCAATAAAATCAAAATCACCTACACTCATGGATAGTTTAATCGTTTCTTTCGGTTTATTTTTCAATTTGATCAGCATTTGTCCCATACTGTTAATTTGTGCCGCGTTGAGGTTTTCATCGACTACCTTAAAGTATTGTAGCCGTCCCCATTTCTTAATATTATTACTGTCAATAAAATGGTACATCGTACGTTTACCGTACTCGCCGTCCTCGTGTAGCAATTTCACGACGTTAGCTGAATCTTCGATACTGCGTTCATAATCAAAGTCCGTTACGATTGACCCTTCGCCTAAAATGGTTAATATCGCCAAATTCTTCGGATAGTCCAATCGAAGTTCGCCGTAATCATCCCAGAAAACGGTTAGTTCACCAGTTTGTACAAGAATTTGGTCGATGCTTTCTTCGATAATATCCAGCGCTGTTTTTTCCTCTTTTAGCATGGTCGGCATTTTAGCTGAAGGTCCTACCAATTTCCCGACTTTTAATTCAAAGTCTTTTGCGATACTCGTGATAATGCTTGCCAGTGTGCTGTTTTGAAACACATATGTTTCTTTCCTCAATAGATATTTCTTCTGGTCAAAAAACGTTAACAAGTGTTTGCCGTTCTTGTTACGGCGTATTCTAAATAGGTAGCCGTAAAATAATTTATGTGTTCCGGCCGTCAAAGCAAGCATTGAACCTTCTGGAAAGTTCATCGTACTTAATAACTCAACTTCCAATTTAGACGGTGAACCGCTTCGTTTTGAGCTAAGATTAAAGCTTTTAACCACCGGCGCAAGGTCCCAGACCTCGCCTGATAAAACATTTTGAAAATACAATTTATATATCATGGGATTGTTAACACCATCCCTGCGTAAATCAAATCAGGGTTCTTAATGACTGATTTATTCGCGTTATATATTTTCTTCCACTGCATTTCATCTCCGTAAAACTTCTTAGAAATCTTACGTAAATAATCACCTTTTACAACTTTATATGTTTTCGCTTTAGGCGCCGTAGTCGTTTTGGCTTCGGTTCCTGGTATCAAAAACACTTGTCCAGGATAAATCAAGTTAGGGTTTTTAATCTTGGCTTTATTCGCTGCCACAATGCCGTTCACTAGCGCTGTCGTCGCTTTGCCGTAATACTTCCTAGCAATGCCCCAAAGAGTGTCACCTTTGACCACCGTATGCATAATCGGCTTCTTAACCTGTTCTGGTGGCTTAGGAGGCGTCTCTTTGTCACGAGGCGGTGTTTTAGTCGGTGGTGCTGGTTTTGGTGTTTCTTTAGGTTTTTCTTTTTCGACAATAATCAATTTCTTTTCTTGTAGTTTCCTGTACTCGATAAAACTGATCTTATAGAGAATATCCGTCTCATAGCCGTGTTTCGTGCCTGTTTCAAAATTTTGAATATAATACAGTTGACTCGTATTCCCATGTTCTAGCGCGGAGCCAAACACTCCTGAAATAACCACCCTGACAGGCTGATTCGCACGTTTCCACTCACGTAATTTCTGAATAAAATATTTAGCATCCATGCCTTTTGAAATGTAATTGCCGTCTTTTAGAGTGGGTAAAAAGGATTCCCAAGACAATGTTTGTAATTCTGAGTAGCCTGGAATCGGAGTACCGCCGAGGTTTAATACCTCGATGACTTCGATTTTTTGATTTTCATTTGACTTAATTTCATCAGGATTGACCGGCACAGTTAACAGTGTGCCGTCTTGACCTTTAATAAATATTTTGACCATAAGTTAAACTGCTCCTTTCTAAACCGGCAACCCTTCTACGCCGTCGTGAATTGCATCTAATAAATCATCGTTAAATTGCGCGATGAAATCTTCATATTCTTGTTCGGTGTTGATTGATTCAATGTTTGTCGTGACTTGCGGTGTCATGGTGATGTAATTTTGTTGCCATTTCTGTTTGGCCACATCACGGATGAGATTAAGTGTTTCCTCATCCATTGTAATCTCATCTTCAATTTCGCCCACTGAATCTAATTTTCCGCCTGTTGGATTTGAACCTCCGCCGACTTCTGGCGCCTCTGGTATTTCAGGCATGTCTAAGTCGTTAAACATATCTGCAATATCTTTACCGGCATTCCCACTTTGGAAATCTGATAGAAGTTTTCCTAATTGTGCCTCCCAGTTTTCGCCTTTGGCATATCCGCGGTCAAATGATCCCGACAAGTCTTTAAAGTCAAAGTAATCGGCTTTCCACTGATCCGGTGCTTCTGGGGCCGACTTTCCATTGATCCAATCTGCTAAACCTGACGTAAAATCAATGCGTTCCCACTGCGCGGTTTCTGGCATTTCCATACCTTCTAGAGCCGCTCGCAAGCTGTCACCTAGTTGGATATCAGAAGCATTGCCTCTTGACGTCGGCGTAGGTGCTTGCAGACCAGATGTAAAATTACTTACCTTTCCTGCGTAATTGGCTCGTCCTAACGACACTTGACCAATGGGCCCGATACTTACTCCTGGAATCTTATCTAAAGCGGAAATCATGTCATTGATACCGCCAAGAACAGCATTTAACATACCTTCGATGCCGGATATTACGCCATTGATCATACCGTCTATACCTTGTGCAATGGCAGTAGCCATGTTTCCAGCAGCCGAGGCAATGTTATACCAAACCTTTTCGGCTTCGTATTTCAAGGTATTAAACCCGTTAATAGCGCCGTTAATTAATCCGCTGACACTATCTAAGATGCCTATCATCATGTTGCCTGCAAATTGTTTAAATCCAAACCACAGCATGTTCCAATAGTTAATACCGGCAAACCAGGCCATGCCTGCGCCGTTAACAACGGATTGGACGAGATATAATATGCCAAATGCAATGAGCGCCACCGTCATTTGTAAACCGTACCACAGTAATTGGATCGCGTAGATACCGGCTTGCCACAAGTTGACGATAAAATTAACTACACCGATCACACTATTGACGATTGCGATTGCGATGTTGATTATTAAATCCCATAGGACGTATAGCACACCTATGATAATACCGGTAGCCGATACGGCGGCACCTGTGAAATGATTCCACATGGCAACTCCCGCATATAGGGCAGCTACTATTGCAAGTAGCCCTCCAACTACCCAGGTAATCGGACTAGCTAACAGCGCAGCGTTAAACCCGTGTTGTGCAGCAGTCGCTACAAAAGTAGCTCCGGCTAACATCATGGTCCTTGCAGCCCCTACAGCTTTCGTTGAGTTAGAGATAGCTTCGATTCCAGCTGTAATCATCAAGTGCGTTTTATAGATGATCAAGGCGGCAGTGTAGATTCCTAAAGCAGTAGCAGCAGCGTAAACGAATGGTGCGATCGTTGCCCAATGCTCACTGATGAGTCCACCGAGACTACCTAACACGTCCATGATCCCGACAACGACCGTTGACAGGACATATAAAGCTGATACAGCAGTACTTACAAACTGCTCAACGGCTTGACTGTTAGCCAAGTCATTAATTCTCTGAAGAACCGGTTCAAACGCTTCTAGTGCGCTGTTTTTGAAACCTGTCCAAACTTGCGACCAAGTTCTAGGCATTGATTCGAATTTAGCATTGATATCGTCTGCAGCTGCAAACATCGCATTTTTAACAATATCCGCCGTCAGTTCTCCTTCAGCAGCAATTTCTCGTATCTCGCCTTTAGTAACTCCTAGATAATCTGCGATAGCTTGGATAATCGTCGGAGCCTGTTCCATGACAGAGTTCAATTCGTCCCCGCGTAACACGCCCGATGCTAAAGCTTGCGTTAACTGCAAAGTAGCTCCGGAAGCTTCCTGTGCGCTTGTACCAGCTAGTGTAAATTGTTTATTGATTAATTCAGCAAACTGAACGATTTCACCTGATCCGCTGAATGCGTCTCCGGCCAAAGTTCCTAATTTTCCTACCATGTCAGCAGTTGCTTGATATTCCATGCGCGATCGTTGCGCTGAGGCGAACACCATATTTTGTAATTCTGCTGTTGTTTGCAAACCGTCATTCATTAAGTCTAGTCTAGCAATCGTTTGTGAGTATCTATCGGATAGGCCGACAACTGACTGTACTGCCTGATTGGCTCCGATTGCAACAGCGACGTTTCTCAAAGTATTGACCAATTCGTTACTCGAACCGACTCCATTTTCAACTGTTGAGTTGAATTGGCTTTGGGCGGTTGTGTTTTCTCTGATTTGACGTTCAATCTGCCCGACTTGCGTATTCAACCGGTTGTAAGCCGCATGTGCCGCTTCGGTGTTAACGTCTGACAAGCCATTAGCGACTTCGTCTTGCGTCCGTAACAGCGATTGTAGGTTCGCACGTAGCGATTCAATCTGGTTATTAGCACCAGGTGATATAACGCCTTCAATTGGCTCTAAATTAGCAATAGATTGTTGAATGCCGTTAATCCTGTTTTGCATTGTTTGAAAATCACTCATAATAGCAGGTGATGCTCTTAACTCACGCGCGAGTGCGTTTAAGTTAGCTTGAGATTGACTAGCACGTTCCAGCATTAGATTTGCCGAGGCCATTTCTTGCTGATAGCGTGTCAATCCGTCAGTTAAAAACACCTCTGGCTGTTCGATTGGTAGCCATTCCATTTCGAGAGGAATAGGTTCAAATTCTGGTGGTGCGAAACTGTCTAATCCGCTGTCGTCAAAAAGTAATGGCACTTTGATAGCTTCTGGTTGAGCAATATTCCATTCTGGTAATTGAGGCATGACAGGAAGGTCTATTGGTTCTAAGTTCGTGTTAATGGCACTTTCAAAGTTCGGTATAACAGCGACTTCTAAATCTTCTAAACTCATACCTTGTGTATTAAAAGTTGGCACAACTTCGACCGGAATGTCGTCTAAGTCAGTGATAGATTCAAAGACCGGTGTAAGCTGAATATCAGTTCGAATCTTCGCTAGATTCTCTGACATCTTGGCCATCTTGCTAGACATTGATTCGAAGCCTAGTGGGTTTTGGTCAAATTCTAACGGTGCTTGTAAAGACGTGCCTTTCACTTTTCCGAGAATCGCATTCATTCGTGTCGTTGCGTCACCGAGTTGATTCATGTTTTCGGTCATCTTCACCAGCTTGGTAGACGTTGTGTCAAAATCAATCGGGTTCTGGTTAATTTTCATGGGGCCGGCTAACGAAGTGTCCTTCACTTTTCCCAGAATGTCGTTCATTCGTATTGTTGCGTCACTTAGCTGATTTACATTGCCTGTTGCTTTTTTAAGTAAATTTGAGTCAGACGCTAAATCGCTCATCTCGCTACCAATCGCTCTGAAATCTGTCATGTTCACCGCTTCAAATGCGTTTAGTAACTCGTCAGAGCTTGTGCGAACTTGCGCTTCTGTCGCTTGCACATTGGTAACTAGTCGACTGTTAGAAGCAACTACGCCATTTACTTGTGCGCTCATTGTGCGGTCGATGCCTATCATTGTTTGGTTCACACGTTCTGCCGTGTTGATGAGACGTTCAAAGCTATTGACGATTTTGTTGATTGTCCCTGACACACGATCCGTTAGTTGTAGACTAGTGCTACCTCCTGATCCGGTACCAGTTCCTCCTGTTGGTGGGTTTTCTGCCATACTTTTCACCTCCTATTAGTTATTTTTTAGCTCGACTTGCTTTCATTTCTTTTGCATTTATTTCAGTTGAAGCGATCATGAAAGCACGGTGCTCCTCGCTGTATGATTCCCACTTTTCAGGTGTGATGTGCTGATTTTGAAAAAGCACGTGAAGGATTCGACTTTCTGTATCGCTCTCAATTAGTTTTTTGCTTGTTTAATCTTCTCGTTAATGTCTTGGTTAAAGCCTGACTCTTCTAGGATAGCTTCAACAATTAATGTTTGCTCTGCCCAGTTAAACATTTCGTTATACAATTCAGCTTCGCCCATTACTCCGTAAGACTCCTGAATTTCAGTATTTGATAGAGGGGGGTTAACGATTGAGGCAATTGCTAATTTCTCGTTGTATGCTGAGCCGTCCATTTCTTTTTTAGTTTGACGTCCTTGCTTGCGTTCCACCATTGACTCTTTTTGGATTCGTTTGTTTTCTGCACCGGAAATGACTTTTAGTGTGATTGGTTCCTCGAATGATTCTAAATAGATGTCAAAAGTAGTCGCTTCTTTTTTGTTTTGTTTGAAAAATGCTGTTAATTTACTCATAGTTGTTTTTTTCCTCCTAATAATTAAAGGCCCCGAAGGGCCCTAGCGTCGTTGCTATTTGAATGTTTCTAGGATATCGAAATCACCAAACGTAAAGGATGATGTTTCTTCTAAAGTGTCTTCGGACGTACCGTCTAACGCTGCTAGAATAGAGTCATTAAAAATAACTTCTTTCAATAGCACTGTGTGACGGCCTTTTTGAGCTTGTACGTCGGCATTTGTAACCTTGATTGTAATATCAGGGTACACGCCGGTCTTAACGTACGTCGCAATAGCTTGACGAGCGACATTAGAGAAGTAATGCGCGGTTAAGTCTCCAGTACCGGCAGCGCCGACCACTTTTCCTTTTTCCATACGCATGCCAATCGCTTGTACGTTGGCTGTTTTTACGGCAATTTGAGCGGAAATGGTTTTTAATTCAGCCATCTCGTAGCGGTTGGAACCGACAGTCGCGAAGACTGTCCCTTCCTTACCACTGATTGCTTGGTTTGCTTTAATCATTATTCAGTTTGCTCCTTTCTAGAGTTGAATTAGTTACAGTAAACTTGGACATAAAGTTTTTCCATCGCATCGTTAATCACGATTGGCAATGTCACGACCACCGTGTCTTTGTTGTTGCCTTGTTCGATACTGATTTCGCCTGGGTCATAGCTAATCGCATTCGCTAACACTAAAGGATCCAACACGTTCGTGATAATCGCCGCTTTTAGGTTTTCACGTCCATCAAGATTGTTGACAAACTTTCCTAAAAATGACTCTTCAAATAGCGATGTTGCTTGAGTCTCAATGATTGCCATTGTACGAACGATGCGGTTTTTACTAAAATCTTGATTTTTGATATCCGTGAACGTTACGAGCGTGTTGATATCTTGCTGAATTCTTACTCGTTCATTTTTGTACACGAACACGATATGTCCAGCTTTAACAGCCGCTACTGTATCTGCATATGACAGTCGCTCACAGTCGACCGCACCCGGATAGGCTGCATAAGTCAATGAATTGGTTTCGGCTGCTGCTGAAGCGGCTGCGACCCAATAGACCGCATCCTTCGGAGCTAATACTGTTCCATCTTCCAGTGTCACGCTGTTCTTGACGGATGTCACACCTTCATAGTCCATTGCCAAGTTGTTAGTCACCAATACTACAGGACGGCCTAAGCTTTGTAATTCTCGAACTTTAGCCACAGCAATTGTTTTAACCGCCTCATCTTCTGAGCCGATTGCGATATGAGTGAAATCATACTTCTCAATGCCTGCTAAGAAATCTGAATAAGCACTTGCTGATAATGTGCCATCTAGCCCACCTGTTAATTTGCCCGTACCTGAAGCTGTTGGCGCAGTCCCACTGAATTCAATAAAATCATTCGATGCAGGAAGCCCGGTCACATTTAACTGCTCATCTACCGTACGATTATTAAAGATTGTTTTGACTGTGATAGAGTCGTTAACCTCTTTTACTACAACCACGGATAGTTGATTACCTAATGCTCCTGCATACTTTGCAGTAGCTACTAATCCTGATACTGTGATAGTCGCTTTTGCTGCACCTGTATGAGCCGGTAGATAAATTAAGGCACGTCCGTTCCCTTTAAAGGTTTCTCGAATTTCAAGCAAATCTTTCAATTCTTTACCCAATAAAGTTAAAAAGTTAGTACCTCCATCCACTTCCACAAATACGTTATCTGGCCCCCAAGATTTCGGTACCACAAATGCCGAACGCCCAGCGGTTTCACCGATTGAAGCTGTTCCGCCAGTCGATTGAAAATCTACTCTTACACCTGGTAAGGGCATATTTTGAATAATCGCCATATTATTTAAAGTCTCCTTTCTTCCACTCGTCTACGGCCTTCTGAGCTTCTTGGACCGTATAGTCTATTGCGTCATCTAATATTACATTTGCAATGGATTGATCCGTTACATGCATTCCGCGTACAACCGCTTCTTTAACATAACGCTGTTCAACCACCGCTTTAGGCTTTGCCTTTGGTTCTGTCAAAGCTTAACGCCTCCTTCTATTTTTGTGATAGTTTCACCGGGATCTGCTTCATAGCTACCATGTATTTTCACCTCAAACGAAATTGTCATTACCTCATCGTTATGGTTCGCTTTCAGGTAGTTAATGTGCGCAAACTCTCCTAGATACTTCCATCGTTTAGAGTTTAATATTTTCCACACCATTTCTTGCATTTCAGTTCGTTTATCGAGACTGTCACCCGGTGTGTAGGTAATAAAATAAAAAACAGCCACATCAACTGCGTTGTTGACCTGCCTGTCTGTGCTAATTCGATTCGCTTTAATGTTAAAGCATGGTGTGTCCATGCCTTGTTGGATTGGCTCATCATAAACTTTGATACCAGGAAAGGTTTCTTTAAGTTTAAGAATCAGTGCTGCGGATAATGCATCAAGCATAGGTCATCATCCTCTCATTGCATTTCTTATAACTTTTGCTAATTGTCTTTCGGTGGCAACTTTCCACTTAGGCAATAGTTGACGGACTTCGAACTCGGACAACTCTATAAAGAATTGTCCGTCCACATAACCGACTTCTTCACCCTGTATCACTAAGCGGTGACCGTCGTTGACCCACTCTGTATAATATTGACCGGCTTTATTTCGAGCCACGTTCCATATTTTTATGTGAATGGTTTCCCCGGCATATTCAATATCCCACGTCCAACTGTCTTCTAACTGACCAGTATCATACGGCGAATTATATTCCAGTATTTCAACAAATTTGGCTGCCAAAGCAATCACGGCATAATGAATTTCTCGTTGAACTCCAGTTTGCACCTGCCTTAGTTGTGCAAGTCGTTTTTCAAACGATTTATAATCATACCCACTCATGTTTGTTCACCCTAATTTCTTGGTGCGATGGGTATTTCATCGGCTTTTCAGTTGATTGATATTTCTCACGATGGTCGCCGTTACGTACCATCAGTTTACTACCAATTGGTACATTGACATCCGGTCCGCAGAATAAAATCAAACTGCTGTTATCCAAGTTGCCTTCACCTTTCAGCGATGATGGTCGTTTGTCAATCGACACTCGACAAGGTTCGTTTAACTTTGTTGCTTGTAACTGCTTACCGTCTGCGCCGTTTGGTTTGGTATATTCGACTATCTCATAGATATCAAATACTTTATCAAACGTCCAAGCGATAGCAGGTCCAGCTGCGGCTAAGATCGAATTAATATCCATGCTTACCACCTCAACTTACGAAAAGCTAAAATTTGTCGATTGTAATCTTGCAAGAGGCTTTGTATAGCCTCGTCTACGTCTTTTGCTTTAGCCGTTGATGAACTTCCAGACAGGTCAACCGTTACGTCTCCAACTTTCAGGCTTTTCACGCCTGCTAATGGATTAACGATTTCCTCCGCGGATTCGTCAACTACGGGTTCGGCCGTCTCGCAAACCATTTTAGCCACCAAATAATACAACTCTTTCGGTAGCTTTGTGTGGTTTGTAATATTCAGAATGTGCTGGACAATTTCATCCGTCACGTATTCTTGTAAAGCTGGCTCCATCTTCAGCTTATAAACCGTTAGCCTTTGGTCGATGGTTTGTTTGAGTGTTTTGGCCACTTGGACCACTCCTCTCTACTAAGCAGCTACGACTTTAGTCGCAATATAGACTTTATCGGCAGCAGGGAATGACGGCAATCCCATACCTGAGGCACGTACCCATCTAGCTACTGGATCATCCGTCACATATGTGTCGACTACGATGTTTCCGACTTTAGAGTCATTCACTTCGTTTGTTTGGCGCAATACCAATTCTTCTGGAGTTGGACCGAATACGCGGTGTCCTAGAATGCCGTCAGGCAATAAAATGAATGAATCTTCTGGAATGTAGCGATTAGTTTCGATGACGTATTTACCATTTTTTAATACGCGCTTACGGTATTTGCCCTCGACAACTTGCAATTGCGGTAAACCTTGCTCTGCGAAGAAACTATTCAACACTGCGAAACTAACTAAACGGTCAGAGTTCGTTCCATATAAGGCTGAACGGATAGACGCATTATTTTGCAGTGTATTAGCTACTTTACGAGATGTTATTGCACGTGATGGACGTGTACCAGTAGACGTTTCTACTGCGTCTTGCCATGCTCTGATATCATCCATAGGTTTTGCACTTGCTGTTGACCATTTAGTTGAAGGCGTACTTGTGTGTGCTGTCGGCAATTTGTAATCCAACGTACCTTTATAACCGTTTTCGTCAAATGTAAGTTTGCCTGTCGTTAGTGCCTCGAAAGCCATTGCGATGTAACGAGTGCGAACAGCTTTAACTAAGTTGTTTGCGTCGTCAAATACTTTAGCGATCTTCTCTGTTAACTCGCGGTCGTTACGAGGGGTCTCGATAACCATTGCGTCTTTGGCACTAAGTTTTAACTTACGTCTTACTTGGGCTAATTCCATAGACATGATTTCGAATGCCTCGCGGTCTCCGATTTCAGTCTCAGCATCCCAGCTGTGAACAGACGCTACTACAGGTAAGCCTTCGCCGCCTTTAATGTATTCAAGCGTTAAAGCCTCTTGTTTTGTTTCAGGGAATAACGCATCAATCACGCCGTTATCGACTGGAATCTCATGTGTGTAATCTTGTAAATTTGTTGCATTAACGATTTCGTGTAATTTAGGCATATTCTTATACTCCTCCCACTGGTGTTAAGTCATAAAACGCAATCTGTTTTAAAGCAGCTTGGGCTGCTGCGGACGGTTCTGCAGGTAGCGCAGGAGCTAACAAGTGTCCCTCGACAATCAATGTCATCGGTTGACCGACTTCTGTGTCATGGTAAACCACCCCACGGGCTGTTGCATCATTGGCAGGATAAATTGCGCCGTGCGGTACGATATTACCTGGCCAAGTGCCTTCTGCAGTGTCTGTAAATGCTACATGGTGAGCAGATTTAAAAATATTCTGTTCCACAGTGTAGACTGTTTTATCACTAATTTTCATAGTTTATATTTCCTCCTTAGTATTCTCCCCACGCTTTAGGTGCGGTAGCTTCAATTTCGGCTTTACGTTGCTGTCCTAGAGCTTCTGCAAGCGATACTTTCGTTGGATCTGCATTCTTATTGACGGCTGCTGGTTTAGCACCAAACAATGAGAATGAAGGCTTATCCTCTTTAGTATCGGCTTTCTTAACGAATTCGGGATTTTGTTCGGCAAATGCCGTAAACTTCGACTCAAAGTCTTTTAGTTTTCCGTCCGCGTCTCGTTCTAATTCGCCTAGCTTAAATAAAGCAAATTCGATATTCGTCACACCTTTATCACGCAATGCGTCTTCAGCATCTTTGCGAATTCGGTGTGCAGTCAAATCTTGCTCAGCTTTATCAGCTCTTGCTTTTTGGTCATTAATTTCAGCTTGTAAGGCCTCATTATCTTTATTGTCTTTTTGCAACTTCTCGATTGTCGAATTTGCGTCTTTGAGTTGTTCATTTTTTGAATTAAAATCGTGTTTAGGAACGTAGTCTGTTGCGATTCCTGCTTTTAATGCTTTCTCAGCTTCCGCAACATTTAGTTTTCCGTCCGCGTCCATGTGTTCATTCAAAATGTCAGTGATATTCATCTTGCTTTCTCCTTTATTCCTTTTTATTCTGGTCGGTTCCAGTAAGGATGTTTTTATTTGCCGGATATTCCGTCGGCGCGGTTAGTTTAATGACATTCCGGTCAAAGGTTTATAATCTGATTTTCTCGATGCGTGCGCGTTCTTCCAGTATGGCGCCGTAAGCTTCCATCGCTTTTAATTGTGCTGTCAACAGTTTCTCTGAACACTCCGGATCAAACTTCAGGACCCCATGTGACCATTGGGTCAGCATTTTTCGTAAGCCTTGTGTGCGGATCTTATTTTGTTGGTATTCGGCTTTAAACCGCTCACGGTATTCAGCGCTTTGCATCATTTCGATTGTGTCTTTCAGTTCCATTTTCTCACTCCTATAAAATGTATTTATTCAGGTCGTCGTCGGGAATTTCAATATCAGTTGATTCGACATTGTGAGCATTCCACGCTTCATCCGTATCAGCGATTCGCTCTAAAGCTTGGCGAATCTTCTTGACCTCTTTCAAAAACTCTTTAAATAGTTTCTCCATTTGTCACTCCTAATAGATATGGATTGTCATCCTGATCACCTCCTAGTGGCATGTGCGACGTTTCGTTTGGCTGTTCTTTTTCCGGTTGTCTTAAAGGTATCCACAGACTTAAAATGTCAGATATCGTCATGTTGACCGCTCCCTCGTTTTTAATCATCAAGTGCGTATCCTCCTTTTAATTCAAATCTTCAATCGTTAATTGATTGACTGTTTCAATTAATTCGTTCTCCCACTCTTCGTAAACGTCCTCTAATTCCGGTCCGGTGTAGTCGTGTTCGTCTGCAAAATAATCTATCAACGTTGCGTCACGTGTGGATGACACGCTTGACCGGCATCTATAATGAAAAGGCGGGGCAGTTTTACCGATTTGGTAATCATCAATGGCATAGACATTATCGTGTTCACTTCTGCATTTGTCGGTCGTTTTGTTATCTAGGACTGCGACGATTTTATACTCGTTTTCTAAATGCGCTTTTAATTGCTCAACCGAACCCATCGAATTGTAAGCCGTCTGTTCCGTACGGACCAATGTTTCAATGCTTGATTTTGCAACACTTACTCGTTTTTGTATTTCTTTGGTGATTTTATCTTGTGGCCATTGCCCGATAAAACCCTGGTCTAAGATATTCGCGATTGTGTCATACGTTTTTTCTTCCTGGCCCCAGATGCGTTCCGACAAGTTATCTCTCGCCCAATTGGTTTTCAACCGGCTTTTTATCGTGTCTAATTCTAGGACCGGACGCCGGACGCTGTAACCAATATCCGCATAGCTTTTTGCAATTTCGATTTTTGCACTACCGTACACATGACTCATATTTTTATAAGTCGTTTCAATCAATCCGTTTGAACTACCGTAAACCTCCAAAGCTTTTAATTCAATTTCGGCTAATAGCGCCTCTTGACGGCTGATTCGGTGTCGGTAAGCTAAAGCTTCAACTAACCTCGGTTCGGCCTTTGGGTCCTTCGCTAATTGGGCATAACGCGCAAGTGTGACGTTCTGGAACTCTTTGAGTTGATTATTAGTTAAATATTGTATCGCGTCATGCTTAGACATTTTATAATCGTTAGCAAAACGATTGTAAAACACTTCGATTTCTTTAATCGCTTCGCGTTGGAATAGTTCCAGTTGCGCGTACATTTTGGCCAAGTATTCGGTCGTAAGTTCTTCAGCGTGTTGCTCTTGCTGCATAGACCGTTCTAGCCAATATTGTGCATTAGTTCGTGTCTTCTTCGCCATCTGTCGTCACCTTCTTTTCAGGTTCGAAACGTTTGTCATATTCTGGTCGGGGCGGAATGCCATATTCAGCGTTTTGCTTTTCCAAGCGGTCTTCCACTTTCTGAGAATACCATGGGTGCTGTTCTCGAATTGTTTGGTCATCTAATATGCCGATTGAGTTTTGCGCATTAGTAATCGCTTCAGTCTCATTCGATATCATGTCTCGGTTAAAGACGTATTCAAAACCATCAAGGTTAATCTCCCTGCCGTTGTTTGCAGCGTGCTTTTCTACAAACCACATAAACTGCTCGAGTGACTGTTGGAATTCAGTTTCCATATCGTTCATGTCGATATCTAAATCGGTGTAACGCCATTTCAAGGCTGTACCGGATGCATTACCCAAGTTTTCGTCCTGCGTGTCAATTGCAGCGGCCGCTTCATATAAAGCTTTACGAGTACGTTTCAGCTCATTTTCAGTGGCGGTAGTGTCGATTGTCGCTTGTAATTTATCCACGCCACCGTCTTGGCCAACTGAGATTGTCATGTATTCGTTGAGTAAAGCGAGAAATCGATCAAGGTCTTCGCCTTCGTAATTCTTCAAAATGTAAATAAACTTCGGAATGTCTGCTAATAAATCAGCGGCCGTTGATGATTGTAAAGCCAAGTTATCAATAATGGATTCGACTTGTTGAAGCAAACTCGCTTCATCTTCGTTATAGCGCCAAGCGATTAATGGGGCGCGTTCCCAGTTCTGTCCATGCGTTTCGTTTAGCTTTGGATCGAACAAGTAGAAGTGCGATTGGGGTCCGTCATAAGTCGGGTCTAAACCTAAATAACCTGCTTTATCTAGCAGGTAGTAAGTAATGCCGTTCTCGTCAAAATATGCAACTTGTGTCCGGATGACAGGTTTACCTTTATCCCATACTTCAATTGGGTAGATGCGGATAAAAGCGTCCAGGAATCCGTTACGCTCATCGCTCCAGAAAGGGATGATTTGCTCAGTGGGTACTTTAAACAAGCTTAGTTCGCCTTCCTCGTCTAAGTAGACCATTGAATAGGCAATGCCTTTAATAATAGCTTCTTGACCTAAGGACTTAATGACTTTGAGTAAATCTCGGTCAAACACTTCTTTGTTTAAATATTCTTGCGTTTGTTCGTCTTCGACAGTCACAGACGGCGCTTTGGCTAAGAGGTAGCCGACTTTCTGTTTAACTAGCTTTCTGAATTGTCCAAGCTCCAATTTAACGTTACTTCGATGTTTCAGCTGCGTCGTTTTCTTCTGGATGGCCGTTTTATTATGATAATAGGCATGTGCTTTTGTCATCATTTTCAATTCATCTGATTTTAAATGTTGATTAATACGATGTTCTAGGATTTTTTCTTGCGGTGTTTCCATAGCTAGGAATCGATCCACTAATTCTAGGTACCACTTTGATTTGGATTGCAAAAGTTAGCGCCTCCTTCTCGTTAAATTTTTTGGGGTTAATATTTGAATGCTCGGTGGTTTGCTAATCATTTCAGCAATCCCCGTAATTGCATCTTCCGCATCGTCATGTTCATTTTTACCTTCGCGTTGATAGCTGTTCAAGCTTTCCGACAACTCGTGCCATCGGTTTTCCCAGCCTTCAGGGAAATAGATATGATCCATTACCCACGTAGCGTTGGTTAAGATACGTGCGATTTTGTTCTTCGATTGGTGAAACCAAACGATTTTCGTTTTGTTCGTTTGATACGTCTCTTTCAAGATGCGTTCGACTGCACGTGCGTAACCACGTCCACCGTTGTTAGACTCCACATAGGCGATATTTACGTCGTGCTCGTGTAATTTCTCCGCTAACAGCGGTTCCGTTTCTTCCATCGGCGCTTTAGTAAAGATTACATCCAAGATATACACCTCGTTATCAAACGTGACGCCGTATATGTAAGTTGCCAGGTAATCATTACCAGTGTCAGCCGTATCGGTATAGGATTCGACGCGTTTGAAAGTTGGCCGTCTTGTGTAAGTCTTAAAGCCTAAGTTATACAAGCGTCCTTTCAAGTCAATTGGCTCTTGCTGATAGTTAGCCGATGCAATTTCAGGGGACATAGCTTTCGTCTTACGCACGTATTCTTCGTAGGTTAAGACGTCATCGCATAACATGACGCCGTTGCCTAAATGTGTCTTTAAATTGACGTGACGCACTTTAAATCCTAATTCAGGCAGTTCTTTCAATGCTCGTCCGGCTAAGTCTTTCGAATGCCAACGAGTCATGATCAGGATGATTTTACCGCCTGTCTCTAATCGTGACAGCATGGTGTTAGTAAACCAGTCCCAATGCATGTCTAAGACTCGGGCGTTGTTCGCTTCTTCAGCGTTTTTGATTAAGTCATCGACGATGATAATGTCTGCACCGAAACCGGTTGCCGTTCCTCCTGGTGACGTAGCTAAGTAGTTTTGATGTCCTCCCTCTAATCCCCATAAGTTCATTGCACCGTCTCCTCGTCTGATACGTGTTTCTTTGAATATATCATTGAAGACGACGATGTTTGGGTCAGCTTTAACTTCAGATATAGCGTTTCGGACGGACTTAGAAAAAGTAGTAGACAGCGTCTCGTTATAAGACCCTGTCATTATTTTCATATTCTTGTTACGGCCTAAAATCCACTCGACGAATTTACCAGCAGTACGTGACTTGCCGTGACGTGGTCCAATGTTAATGATCAGTACGTCGTCGTTGCTGTTTAAGTAAAAGTCTTGTAGATCTTTAGCCAAATCAATCAGATACTGTCTGTCTGCTTTGTAAAAATCTGGTGCGGTCAAATTGCAATACCTGAAAAAATCACGCGATGCAAGCTCAATACGTGCTTTGCGTTGAATGTATGCTTTCGTCAAGCCTAAGTTAGTCATAGCCATCAGCCAACTTTGTCAACTGTTCGACCGTTAACTCTGAAAACGGATCAATCTTTCCTGAATGGTTGATATTGACGTTTTCTTGATTGAAGCCAAGCATGCGCGCTAAGCTATCGGCCGATTTCTGTTTATCGCTGATTTCCGCCGGCACCTGTTTGACTATTCCGTCGACAATTTTATGATTAGGCAGTTCGCCTCGCATTACTTTAGTGTGAAACTGAAGTATTTCTGCACCACTTGCAATCTTCAACACTTCTTGACGTTCGTTGTATTCGGCCCTCAATTGCTCTACAACAGGCGGAATGTGTCTAAATTTGTCCGTACCGACTAACATGTTTGACGCTACTTTACGAACTGATTTTGGACTGTATCCTGCCTTCCTTGCTGCCTCTGACGCGTTATCAAACCCTCCTGCGACGTATTCCAGGATAAATTCTTTTTGCCTTTGTCTAGATGGTGGCCAACTCGCCATCAACTCGTTTGCTTTATTTGATATCTCTTGAATTAACTGGTCGCTCATTGACACCACCCTTTCTTTGCCTATCCAATTTCATAAGCATATTCCTTTTCTAGTTCTTCAATTAATTTAGGCGCCACAGATTTTAAAGTGGCAAATTGATTTTCGTAAATTTCCAATTCGTTTTCTTTCTCTGTTAGCTGTTCACGTAAATCTGACACTTCGGTTTTAACTAATTCAATTTGATTTTTGACCATGTTGTACTGATCTACCAGTTCAATACCTTTTTGCAAAATGCCACCTCCTTTTTTATTCACTCAAAACAATACCTAGCTACCCCCAGACGAAACCTACTAATGTCCGTCACGCTATCCGCCTTGCCACCTCGCTAGGCATTGTTTTCAATAAACAAAAAGCTGCCAGAAACATTTAAAGTTTCTGCCAGCTATAAAAAGTGTAGGGTATTCCCTTATGTTATCAATATATCGCATATTGATGGACATGTCAAGGACACATTTCGGACATTTCATTTTCATCTATCAAGTCGGTCAAATGCGATATGCCGAATAGGTAGACCGAAAACTCTTCGATTGATTTGCCATCATCTCTGCGAATTGTTCGCTCATCCACGCCATGTTGTTTAGCTAACGTGATATTTGTGGGCAATTCTCCACTATCTAGATATTTACGCTTAAACACGCTCCATCTTCGGTTAGTTGCTTGTCCGGCGCTTTTGCAATAGCTCTCGTAGCTTTTCAACATCATGTCAACATAGTCCATCATTTTAATAGTTTTTGCCTTATATTCAGCCACAGAGTTCACACGGATATCTTTCAAGACGTCATCGTGTAACTTTAGCTCTTCAAGTGAAGCTCTACAATGACTTTGAAGCTTTCGGTAATTTACTAATAGATAGCGCGTGTTACGTAATCGCCAATCTTTTTCTTGTTCTTTTTTGAGTTTATTCGTCTTGCTAAATTCTTTTGAAACTTCCTCAACGATTGATTCTAATATCTCTTTCGGTAAATTCAATTTGATCTGGCCTCCTCAATTTTCGCTTTTACTGCTGCAATCAATTCGTTCTGTCCTTGGTCTTTCGTTTCCAATCGACGTCTCGCTCGAATATCTTCAGTGCCTTTCACAATGATTCGGTGCATAATGACTGTTTGTTCAGTTTGTCCTTGTCTGTAAAGTCTAGCCACTGCCTGCTGGTACAGTTCTAAGCTCCACGTCATCGAGAACCACACCATGATATTTCCTCCTTTCTGGAGGTTTAATCCATGTCCAGCTGATGCAGGATGTGCTAATAAAATTGGTATCTCGCCTGCATTCCATTTGGCCACATCACCGTCATTGACATCTAAGACCTTTGCTTGCTTGAACCTTTTTAGGATTCGGTCGCGGTCGTGCTGGAACCAATAGAATACTAGAATCGGCTTACCTTGGGCTTCTTCGACGATTCGCTCTAAGACGTTTAACTTCTCGTCGTGTACTTCGATAACTTTTTTATCTTCGTCGTAAATTGCCCCATTAGCAATTTGCTGAAGCTTGCCTGACAGAACTGCTGCATTCGCCGCAACTAACTCGTCTTCGCCTAACGACAGCACATAATCACGTTCGAATGTGTCATATTGCTTTTTGCTTTTACCGTCCAGTTCGATTTCAAGGTCATTGACAATTAACTCAGGCATATCTAAGTAATCTGCACTTTTCATCGAGATGGCTACGTCTTCGATTTTGTCATAGATTATTTGATCACTGCCCGGAATCAACTTGTAGCTATACACTATGTGTCCGTTCATTTTATCCGGTGTGAAGTACTTACGACGGTATTTCGTAATATTATTTTCCAACCGTTCACCTCGGTCAATTAAATACATTTGGGACCACAGGTCCATTAAGCTGTTCGGCGCAGGCGTCCCAGTCAGTCCAACAAAACGTTTAAACTTAGGTCGAACTTTTCGTAAAGACTTAAACCGTTTAGATGCAGCCGATTTAAAGCTAGACAACTCATCGACGACCACCATGTCAAACGGCCAATCTTTCTGATAGCGATCAACCAACCACGTCACAACATCAACATTGGTGATATAGATATCCGCCTCGATTTGCAAGGCTTCTAATCGCTGCTTAGGACTACCAATCACTTTGGAATAGGTCAAGTTCTGGAGATGGTCCCACTTTTCGATTTCGTCGCTCCATGTTTGTTTGGCCACATTTAAAGGTGCGATGACTAAAACTTTTCTGATTTGATTGAACCTGAATAAATAGTCAATTGCGGTTAACGTGGTTAATGTCTTGCCTAATCCCATGTCCTGAAACACGCCCGAATGATTCTTTCCTAAAATCCAATCAACAGAATGGTCTTGGTAACTATGCAATTTACATTCCATCGCTAATACGTCCTATCCATTCGTCTACCGCCTGCTTCGAATCTAAGATGTAAACCTTAATGCCGTGTTTCTCCATCTCTCTGTGTTCGGCCATTTGATCTGGTCTTGGTTTTTCACCGGGTCGTTTCAATTCTACAAAATATACATGGCCATTCATGATGGCGATTCTGTCCGGTACGCCTCTTCTACCGGGTGACGTGTATTTTCGTGAAAGGCCACCTGCCTGTTTGATTTGTTGGTTGAAATACTTCTCTATATCTTTCTCTAACATGGCACCTCTCCTAAAAATTATTTTATTTTTATTTTTTACGATGGGTTACAATTTTTTTCAACTCATTGCTTCTTCATAGGGGTTAACATGTTTAAACCTGTTTTTACATGTGTATATTCTATACCCTAAGAGTCTAATTTAGAAAAAATTGTAACTTTGTAACCCATACCCTTTAAACCCTTACTGTTATTAGCTTTACGGGGGTTACAATTTGGTTACAAAGTTACAATTCTTCGAGAAAGGTTACAATTCTTGATTTTTAAAATTGTAACCTTTTTTACCGCTTTTCTATAACAATGTTGAAGTCTATAAAAAAATATCACTTTCGCTCTGGAGTCCTTCCCAACACCTTACGGGTTTTCCGTCAATTTTGAACACCTTGTTGACAAAGCCTAATTCGGACATTCTTTGACCAAAACTATTACGTGATAAAGGCTTATATCCTGAACTACTGCAATACATTTTGTAGTCATCGTATGCAACTTTAACGGGCGTGCTCAAATCTTTTCCAACTTTACATTCTTCATCAATAAACATGGCCACCACATCGTTACCTTGTTCCCATTTAACGACGTCGTCTTTCATGGTTTTCGATTCACTGAACTCGCCGTTTTTAAGTAGACGTCTTAATCCTTTCATCGCTTCATTAAAGATCCCCGCCAACTCCCCCTGAATAACTTCCAAAGGATACAGATCTTTCACTTCGTTCGTTAGCACTTTGTCCATTGTTAGAATCATCATACGGCGTTTAAGTCCGCCGCTAAAGTCACGCATAGGAGGTAATTCGTTCATTGCAAACGTTAATTTCGCATAGTTATAAAAAGTGATGGGTTCTTTGTTCTTGCGGTCTGCATAAATCGCATCTTCACCCGTTAGCATTTTAAGCGTAGCGCCGTCTGCTAAATATTGGGGCTTCGCATCTGTGTCAAAGTTAGCAACCTTACGGTACAAACCAATTTTTGCGAATCGCTCAGTCATCAAGTACTGCAGCGTAACAGCTGAATAATTATCTGAACCAATCATCTCGCGTAATAAGTTAATCAACGTCGATTTACCCGTTCCACCTTTACCGTGTATGAACAGCATCTTCTGCACGTCGTAGCTTCGGTAAAAGTTATAACCGAACCACTCAAAGATGAACGGTAACATTTCCTCGCCAAGCACCTCTGTGATAAAACCTTTAAACACCGGACAGTCTGCATCAGTGTCAAACTCAATGGGGTGTGACGCTCTCGCATGTAAATCAGGATCGAACGTCGTGCTAAACTTATCCCGTTTCATATCATATACACCGTTTTTCAACACAATTTTTGTTAAATCGCCATCTTCGAACACAGATTCGCTAAATGTTTGTGCCTTAATGCTGGCAATCGTCTCACTTAACAGTCGAATTTTAGTTTCGGCCGCTAACTTTTTCACGGCGATATAGGATTTCAGAAACTCCTCAGAATCAGCAGTCCAGATACCTGTCTGCGCATTATAGCGCAGTAACTCAAAGCCGTCATAAAACAAAGGTATCTCCTTAGTAATTTGTTTCGCTAACAGAAACGTGTTGATATCAGGCCCTTGTTTAGTGATTTGGATCCAACTACGGTCATCTTCAACGTTTACGGAATCCGCTTGTTCATCATCTTCTTCTACACCAAATTCTGCGAAAGCTTCTTGAGCCATTAGGGAGTTCACATCTTCTAATTCGATAACAAAAGCGTGCATCTCCTTAAATGAAGGTCTTTTAGAGGTAGGTGTCGTCGATTTAACATTATCATCTAGTTCGCCAAATTTGTGAATCCTTACCAGGTCGAACGCGTTAACCAGCATGTCCCCAACAGGGTCCGTACCGTGGTGAGAATAGGCAAATTTATCATCATAAATGACTAATCCCCCTGAAGTCGAACCTTCCATATAGGTGTATCGATCTGGATGACGTGTCTCAGAATAAACGCCTTCCAAGAATGTTTCAATGGCTTCTTTAATCGAATACACACGGTTAAATGCGCCAATCGCACCAGGCTTATCTAGCGGATCTCCTTGTTTCTTCGCAGCTCTCGCACGGATATTATGGCCTCTTGATGATTCTGGCCAATAACTGCTGTCCGACCAATCTGGGTATTCAGCGAGTATTTCATCAGGATTACACCACTTGTCATCTTGATAATCGAATAGGTAATCACCATCAAACGAATGACTCGGCCAATACATTAACCGCTCTGCTTGATAGGTCGTATCGTCAAAGTAATCCATTCCGAACTTGCTGGCTATTTTACGCGCTAAAGGCTCATACTCGTCAACAGTCACAGGTCTAGTTAACGGAATAATAAATCGATAACGAGGATGACTACTTGTGTGACTGTGCGTCGTATAAACTGCAATAGCGAACGTGGATAGCAGTTGAATATCATCCCATAAATCCTTATGGCCACTATCCGCGTCTAGCGTGACAATACTTCTCGATTGAACATGGTCGGCTTTACGGCGCCCCTGTTTTAGAAAGCCACCAACATATCCGCCGACGTCTTTAATACCATCTCGCTTGTCTTTTGGCAGTTTGGCATACTCTGCAGCACTTTCCTGCGTAACGGTCGGACGCTGCAAGCGGTCAAGAAAAGCAGACCAAGCCATTGTTTTGTTTTTCCATTTTGTGTCATGTCGACTCGTCCCGGTTGATAAATTAATCTCGCGGTCCACTTTTAAATCTAGCACCATTTTTTCTTGTTGCTTCACATCCTCGCCACCTCTACATTTCTAATCTAATCACGGCTGACACAACGCTTTCAGCTCTTGAATTTTATCTTTCAATAACGTCACATAGTCCTTTAGCGTCAACGTCTCATGTTCCTCTAATAGCTGCTGACGAGCTAAGAACACTAACGCCTGTTCAATCGTCCGGAAATAGCCTAGTACTTTCTGCTTCTCTTTCGCTTGACCGAACTCATCTTCAATCGCATAAACGTGAATCAGCGTCAGATTGTACTTGTCAGCTTTAATGAAGTACTGATCGTTTATCTCAATGGTCATTTTGATTCCCCCATTCAAATTTCAAACCCAATTCACCATGCAATACTTTCTCAATATCTTTTAAACTAAAATAGCCTGCGTTATAAGCCTCCATCATCTCGGCGTAATAATCCAAATAACGCTCAATTCGCACTTTACCGAATCCGAATTTATCTCGTAGTATTAGCAGCGGAAATAAATTAATAATCTCAGCAGCATTGTCTGTCGCTTTTTGCTTCATCTTCTCGACTTCTTTAGTCGTCAACGTGACAGGCTTTGACAACAATTGACGCTTTAACTTTTTACGGTTCATCTTCTTTGCCTCCTGCTTCCTAAATCCAATCTAAGGCGAACATAAGCTCTTACCTCCTAAACGCCTGTCGAGCCGAAACCATTTGACCCTCGATCTGAATTAGATAAATCACTCACTTCTACTACTTCGAATTTAGGCAATGGCTGAATAATCAGCTGCGCGATACGTTCACCTTTCGCGACCATATAACCGACATCCGATAATTCAGTGTCAAGCGAATCGCAGATGACTTTAATCTCACCGCGATAATTGGAATCAATCGTGCCTTCTTGAACCCTTAATAATGTTTTACTGGTTAAACCACTTCGACCTTTCAATCTCCCGTAATAGCCTTCTGGTATTTCTATTGCGATACCTGTCGAGATTAAGCGAGTTGAACCGCTAGGAATAATCTCGGAAATATCTGCATAAATATCAAAGCCCGCATCGCTAGGATGCGCTTTGGTTGGCAACTTCGCCGACGCCGTTAACCTTTTCACTTTTAATTGCATTTAAGTGCCTCCTCATAAATCAATTTTCAACTGTTCTTCCCATATCGAAACACGGCCTTCTAAATAATGCGCACTACCGTTGACTGCTTCAGCGATTTCTTGAAAACTCCTACCTTCAGCGCGCATTTCGACTGCCAGCTGAATTTCAGCTTCTGTATACTTTCGCTTTTTATCGACATATTTAGGACTGTGCGGAATCTTTAAATCGTATAACTTCCGCCTTATGGCCGCTTCGCTGCGATTCAAGCGAACCGCCATTTCAGATAACGTGTGTGAATATCGACCCACTAACCATTTCAGTTCCGCAATCTCACCGTCCGTCCAAGGTTTAGAATGGTTAAACTGTCGCAGCGGCATAGCCCTTAACTCGTCCACCCAATCAGGCTCCACACCGAACGCGCGGTGCGGAACTTTACTCCAATTGACGCGGCGTTTGTTAACCTCCGCCCACCCCCAAAATTCAACTGGATCTATCATGCGATACTTCCCAATTTTCTTCGAAGGAAAATCCAGATTACGGTGCCAATATTCGACAGTGGCACGTGGCACATTCAGCGCTTCACAAAAGTCCGTTGTCGTCATAAGCTCCGACGAATCTTTGGATGTTAATCCTAAGCGATTGATTTTATTCTGAATCGAACCTTCAGACCGTTTTAAATATCTAGCCATGTGCTTGACCGATCGAAGACCCACCCATCTTGCCAAATAATCTATTTCCTTTTCCGTCCAAATCTTGGCCAATTCAAGTTGCCTCCTTAAACCCACTTATGTATATTCATAAATTCCATCAACTTGTCACTTTTCTGCATTACATGAACTTCGCTAAAACCTTCATATTGATTGCTAAGGCTACGAATGAAGTACACGTTTTTAAATTCGCGCGTCAAACTGTCACCGTGTAATATAGCGCCGTTCATACCTCGAATCGCCATATTAAAAATTAGGAAAGGCAAGCTTCGGTCAGATAACTCTTCCACTTGGTACCAATAATTCCGAGGATTGTACATCCAGAAATTCTCGCAGTTTAAACGATGTTCATGCCACGCCTGAATCATAATACCGCCATTACCTGCAGCAATTTCATAATAGGTGCGATTGTCACTAACCAATCTCGCCATCAACTCACTAAGTGATGGCGGAGTAAAATCTTGTTTTTTATTTTTACGGTCAGCATGTTCATTTTCAAATGCCTCCTGGAACCATTCATAACTCATATCTGTTTCCAGTTCCAGAAATTTATGAAATGTTTCAACTCTTTTCTTCTCATCAAGCATTAGGCTGAGCAATTTAGCAGGTTGCTTGTAAGTATCATCTACGCCTAAAATGCCATTAATTTGTTCGCTTGTAAGCATTACAGACCTCCTAGCGCATCTTGCAATATTTTGTCATCTTTACGTTCTAACTCTTCAGTGATATGCGAATAGACTTTCTGCGTCGTCGCTAAATTGGAATGGCCTAACCGCTTAGAGATACTAATCATTGACACGCCTTTCGCTAATAACACACTCGCATGAGTATGTCGCAGGGAGTGAGTCGATATCACTTTAATATTTGCCTTTTTACAGCATTTCGCAAGGTAATCATTAATAGTCGGATTTAAGATGTGAGATAAATGTGTCAACCAAATTGGCCGTTCCGTCTGCATATCTTTGGTGATAGTCTTAAACAGCTGCATGGTCTGTGGATCTAAACTAACGGTCCTTATCGACGATTTGTTCTTCGTTTTAGCAAAGCCTCCACCGGCAAGATTTTTATAATCCCACGTTTTATTAATTGAAATTACATTTGATTCGAAATTAAAATCAGACACCGTTAATCCTAGCGTTTCGCCAAATCTGAAGCCCGTTTTAGCAGTTAAATAAATGAACCAGCTACACACAGTGTTGAGATTTGAGAAGTCACTTCCGTAATCTAAAACTTTTAGTAGTTCTGTTAACTCTCTTTCGGATATAAATTTCGATTTTTTACGACCATGAGAATTACCAGAAATGACAGCTTTGTAAGTTGGATTTTTCGCAATCAACCCTTCATATACCGCATCATTAATCGAAGCTTTAAGCACGTTATGGTAATCGCGTGCAGTCTGAATATGGTAGACCGTGCCCATCTCTGTCAGCATATCTTGGTACACTGTACGCGTTAAATCCTTTATCTTTAAATCACCCAACAATCGCACTAAATTACCGTAGGCTGCTTGATAAGCTTGAACTGAAACATCTCGGATAATACCAACTTTGTATTTATGCACCCACCAACGGAAATAATCAGCGAACTTGGTTTCTTTCGTAATCTCTATATCAATCGGCCCCCATTCCGGACGATCATAATAACCTGTCAGCAATCTAATTTTAGTATCATCTGACATTTTACGTTCGGCATGCTTCACGTTGATATCGTTAGCTCGACATACATAGTAGACATATTCGGTATTGAATCCTGTAAGTTCTGCTATCTCAGCTGCGTCCTTACCTTCTGCCGCCCATTGACGTAATTCACCAACTCGGTGCGTTAACTTAATTCTTTTGACGCCATTTACAACACGGTATTTACTATCTTGGCCAAAGCGGTCGCTTTTAATTCCTTCTTTTCGGCAGTAACCTCTAACATAACCTGTGGAATATCCAAACTTTTCAGCAATCTCCTTTAAACTAGAACCATCTTCAACCATCTTGGTAATTTCAACACGCTTTAAATGAATACCTCTTGGTTTAAAAGTAAGATCGTGCTGTTTGCAATAACCCCGAATGCGCGACTCCTCATAGCCTAGTTCTTCAGCTATTTCCACGGCAGATAGGCCTTTATCAATCAACTGCTTTAATTCTGCATCTTTCTCGGCTAAACCTCGAACATCTTTAGGTATTTCAAAACCGCCTTCTTTTGCCCATCTGACAACGGTTTGTACAGTAACATCGAATTTTCCAGCAATTTCGGCGCGCGTCAGCGTCTTAGCGAACTCTTTAATTAATTCGTTACGCTCTTCAACGGATCCGTATTGAATGCTATTCTTTTTACCCGGCTGAATTTTCAGCGCTAAACCGTAACGCTTTAATAACCTGTACATTTGTGTTTGACTGATATTAAAATGTTGACAAATTTCAAATCGATCCATCGTTTCAATCTTCTCTGTCAACTCCTCACGAATAGAATTTGACAATTTACATTCCATCGCTAATACGTCCTATCCATTCATCTACCGCCTCTTTCAAATGACGAATTTCATATTTCTCTAAGCGATTCAACACTTCAATACCTTTTTGTAGGTCAATCAGACCATTCTTTGCATGGTATCGGCGAATATAGCGTTCAGCTACACAGCGCATGACATCTCGAAAGACTTCAAACGGCAGCCGTTGATACCACTCTTCAAATAGGTCTTCACCTAATGCATTTAAATAGTGCATTGGATTAATTTCATTCCGCATCCTACCAACCCATCCTCTCAATCAAATTTTTATAAACTAAAATCTCCTCTTGGATCAAACGCTTTTGATTTACCAGCGTTGTAACTACGTACGGATACTTAGGAGAGCAGAAGAAGATTGCCCCGTCTAACTCTTTAATATTGAGCTGCGCACGTCTCAGACGGCTTAACGTATCAGTTTTATTCGTTTTCATTCTGCCACCTCCAGTAACTGTTCTTTCAAAATTCTTCTTGATAACGTTCCAGTAGTACTAATATGCAACCTTGAAATTCCGTTGTTTTTCCCCAAAACCGCATTAGCAT